AAAAGAGCCTTCCGCTTGACCAAGACGACCCATAAGTCCTTCTTCTGCTTCGGACGTTTTATCTATACTTCGACCAAGGAAATCAGTTCCTTGTTTTAATCCTGTACGAGTATAATCTTCACCTTGTTGTTGTGCACGAAGTAGTGCGTCTTTAGCTTCTGCGCTACCGCCTGCCATCGTAGCTAACGCTTCTTCGGTCAACCCTTTTGCGCGAGAAAGATACGGGGCGTATGCACCGATACCTTGATCAGCAAGTTCCATTGCATATTCTTCTCTAGGAGAGAATCCCGCAATACGTTCTCCAGTATAGGTAAATGGGTTGGTATTGTCCCCGCCTAAATTTTCGAATTGGCTACGGTAATACGCTTCAACTTGAGGCATGAGGCCAAATCGACCCCGCGACCCCATAAGAAGGTCATAGATATTTTGATCGGGAGCCTGATAACTATACGCGGTATCGTTTTCACTCATAATTATTTACCAAAGTTAACCTTATCAAGAGCCGCGATTCCTTTATCGAAATCACCACCGCCCATATTCTTTACGCCTTGATGTGAAACAACGTATTCTTTATCGCTCGCCCATATTGGTACTAGGTCTTCTTTTGGGCCTCCAGGCCCGTCAACTTCGCCGCCTTCTAAAAACAATTTACGGCCTAGTACACTCCCGCCATCTTCCATGCCAATACGTTGGCTGCGGATAGCTCCTGGCTGAAACCTAGGACGCGGAGCGCGAACAGGAACTCTACTTTCACGTTTACCGCCACCACCAAGAGCTTGGCCAAGAACTTTACCAATATCTTGTCCTGAAGCCATAAGCTGTTTAGCAACTAATGGGTTTTCGTCTAAATACTTTTGAAACTTTTCTAAGCGAGTCGGATCAGGACTTGGGTCAACGCTCGCTAAATCTGGAGCAGCAACATCTAAAGTAACCTCTCCTAAACCTTCTCCAGCTGTTCGTGTTCCTTCGGAACTTATAGTTACGGGAGAGTTTACTGCTTCGATTGCAGTGGCAGAAGCGTCTGCTGCCCCACTGGCAGCTTCCGCCCCACCGCTGGTAAAAACATCCGCGATACTACTGCCGACATTTCCTATCCCCTGCATAGCAGACGAACCAAGATTCGCTAGAAACTCAGCTAACCCACCAATAAATGCTTCTTTGGGCATTTCTTGACGCGGCTAATCAACACGTATACGGTATTCGTCATTAAGAGCGTTAACTAATCGTTCGCCACCAAGATTCCCGATTCCCGTATTCGCGCCATAAGTCGCGTAACGGTTAAGAATATCCATCGTAACGTCGCGAGGTAGCCCGATATCTTCGCCCTGTTCTACAAATTTAGTGGCATTGGATTCAGGATTAGTCATCGAATTTATTAAAGATTGACGTTGGTCATCGTTGTAAATACTAGCCATTAAGTCACCGCTACCGTAATGTTGCCGTTAGTAACAACCTGAACTGTACCTACGCTCCCTGTTGCGCTCAGTCCAGAGGTGCTTGGCGTTGAAATATTCTGCCAAGAATTGCCCAAATATACTTGAAGAACCTCTTCTGTAGTATTCCAAATAATATCGCCTACCGCAAAACTTAGCTCGTCTCTATTAGAGCTGGTGTATTGCGGGGTTGCTGTAGGATCGAACGACCCTAAACCAAGCTCCAACACCCGCATAGCTCTGTTAAAAGCTCCACTATCTACCGGATCTTGGTTAACAACAGGCAATCTTCCGTTAAGAATTCTAGCCATTACCGTCTACCGTTAGGCTGTATTTCTAAACGAGTTGCACCAATTATAAACCCTACTCCTAAGCGATCTCCCATTTCTCCGTTATCGTCAGATTCGAAGCGTACCGCCGCTTGTCGGCCCCTAGCGCGGGTATCTATTTTAGTGGTACTTCCGGTAAAGGAAGACGTTATATCCGTCGTAAGGGAATCTCCAGGATAATTACGAGCCTTTAACACGAAGTTAATCGCCTGCGTACTGCCGGAATTACCCGTAAACTTAACGTCTGGGATACATCTACGAATAAATTGGAACTGGTCTCCTTCCCCAATATCAAAATCAGCACTTTCAATAAAGACGTTATCCATAGGAACCCCGTCATCATCGTTCCCTGATTCGTGGGAATAAACGTAAGAAGTAGAGCTATATTTACCAGTAGCCCGAGGAAAAGACTCGATTCCTTCGTCTAACCATGCGGTGCGAGAAAGCTGTCCAATAGACCATGATTGTTCGATGTAGTTGTAACTAACATAGCTATCTGGCTCAGTGCTAGTTCCAGAACAATAAAACCAACCAACCTCGTCAAACTGCTTATTTACGAATCCAAATACTTGGAAGGCTTGACCGATGTTTAAATTGTCAAAGACATAAGAATGGACACTACACGGTACGGGTTGTACAGCTCCGTTGTAAGTATAAAAGCCTTTCTTATCCATCCAAAAAACACCGTTAGGAGTGTTTACCGCAGCATTCGGACTGATCAAACTTACGCCTTCGTTAATAAGAGTAAGACCAAACGTATTTGGAGGGCCAATAAACTGTAAGCTATACATTGCTACGTCAGTCCATACGAGCGTTTCCTGTCTAGCTCGTAACCCACCAATAATCTCTGAGCCTGCTGAACATCGTAACGAACCCGCAGTATTTGTAGCGCGTGGCTCCCAATCAAACGGGTTTTCTTGATCTGAAAATGCAATAAGTAGCGGATCTATTACCTCAGACCTACTGCCGTTTTCTATTGGGTCTGCACCTAATAAAACAACATGTCTATCAACATCAGAAACTAAAACTTGTAGCCCAACTGTAGGTGCAAGATTAGCTCCTACGATGTCTTTAAGAGCTTTAGCTCGCTGAGTAGAGGTAGAAAAATCCCAGTAAAAAACACCGCCTGCTCGCACATTGGAAATTAGGTCTTCACCAAAATTATCCATTGACCACAAACGTAGCTGATTAGTGGACGATAGTGAGCTACTTGAACCCCAAGAACCGCTACCCCATGCATTAACACCGTAGCCAGCACCGGCTACAAAAACATCTAAGCCGACGTTAATTTGGTACGCGCCTACTGTGGAGGATCCACCATTACCAGTGTCCGAAGAATTAGCTGTTACGGCTGCTCCAGAGGTGTCTTTAGCCTCCACTGTATAAGAATTGGTAGTTACTACAGAAGCGACTTGATACTCTTGGTTTAAAACAGCTGCTGTAATATTGCCGCCTAACGAAGCTGCTCCGGAAAACGTAACAAAATCATTCAAAACCACCCCGTTAGCTGTATCAGTAACTGTGATAGTAGAAGAACCATTGGTTGCAGAAAAAGTAACGTCTCCTGCAGCGGTAGTTTCTCGAAGAGGAGTAATGTCGTTGTACGCCGCGCCCTGCTGCCAATACAATTTAGACGTTGTTCCTATGCCTAGGATTTTAGTACCGTCTAAAGCTACCCAGCCATGTAACTTTCTACCTGTCCCTGTAAAAGAAGACTGAATATACTTTACCCAGCCGCCAATCTTTTCTGGAAGCCCCTGACGAAACCGTACTAGATTAGCGTCAAACCAGCCGCCCTCCGCTGAATAGTCGGTGCCTTCTTTGTTGATTCCTGGATTGAAGATAAACTTCTGCAAAGGCATTAGCGATACTCCCCAGTCCTTATCATTTCAGTAACTTCTTCGGCTCTTCGACCTACTTGTTTGGCCCAACGGCTGTCCATAAACTCATCAGCGGCAATGTCGAACTGCTCACGAGACATAGCTTCCAGAGCATTAACAAACCCACGCAATCGTGTAATACCTAGATTGAAACACATATCAACCATGGCGTCCCGTCGAGCTTTGTTCAGCCCACCGTACCAGTAATACGCATCTTGCAACTCTTGGTGACAACGCTCTAGGTCATTGTGTAGCAAGTAATCAATTTCATCTTGCGACAAGCCCAGCCCAGACTCGGATATATTTCGGCCTACGCCTATGGTTTCAAAGCCCTGAGTACATTTGTAAACATGGGATTTGACGCCTTCATGGCGCTTAACCATTTCAATTAGCTCGCCCATTACTTCTCCCGTGCGACAGAGTTAACCTTTTCGTAGGAGCGCATAGCGCCCAAGCCCAACATCCCCATCATAACGGGCACAAGCAGCGTTGTATCTACTTCTGGCACTGCGAACCAAATACCAAGGATATTGGCAATTATGGTGTTGTACAACAGGCCAAGGGCGCATATCCAGCCGATGCAAGGTCTCCACCCAGCAACAAATAACGACTTATGTGCAGCTTCCATCTTGTTGATTTCAAGCTGACCCTTTAACGCTTCGTGAGCGTGTTTCTCGGACATCGTGGCAATCTCATGAGCCAAGGCGTTCTTTTGATCCTTGTCCTCTATGAACTTGTCCAACAGCCCTGTAACTGGCCCGACTAACTGTGCAACTAAACTCATGTTTATTTCCTATTCGACCACGCTTGTGCGCCAAAGAAGGCTGCAAGTATACCCGCAACGGATACGAAGTAGACTGCGGCCATATCACCTAATATCGTTGCTGCTTGCGTCAGCCCGAAAAGCTCCGATGCAACGACTAATGACGGGTACAGCAGCATTCCCCACAAGGCGAACCAACTCATAGCTCGTTGAGCATCCGCACGTTCATGCTGTAGACGTAGCTCTTGCAGTTCCTTGCTGGTGTTTAGCTCTTCATCTGTGACAACACCGTCCCCATCCGCATCGTATTCAGCGTACTCGCTGCCTTCTTCTAGTCGTTTTGCGTTCACAGGGAGTCACCGTTTCGTATGTAGATGATGTCTAAACCTGCCGATACCGCTATGTTTGCACCAGAAGAATCTCCAATGCAGCGAACCTCTATGTCTGTTTTTTCTTCAAACTTGAGCGGAATACTGTAAGCCTGATGCAGAACGCCATTATCAATAACGTGCTTGTCCTTAGTTTGAAATACCTCACCAAAAGGTCGTGCAACTAAGTGGACGTTGGCGTATTTGTTGTTTTGCGTCGTAGCGGCAGTAATATCTTTTTGGAGTAGGTACGCTGTATGGTCTGCGGGAACCGTCCACAACCCCATTAGACTCTGGTTATCACCTGCTGCAATCGTTGCATACTTTTCTGCTGGGACACCTGAAGTAACAGTGCCGTCACCTGCATAAATAACACCTGCGTTTTGCCCACCAGAACCGGCAGTGTTGACCACCATGCGGTTGATACGGATATAAGTATTTGTGGTGTTGACCGCTGTTTGACCGTTCAGCGTCACCGTCTCACTGATTTCTGCGTAGTTAGCATCTAGTCCAAATAAGGTAACGGTACGCGCACCTGTGCCTGCTGATGTATCGTTTGTAGAAGAACTGGATACTTTTAACACCGTAGCGGTTTCGATGTAGCTATACAGTCCGCCTTCAGCCCATACGGTCTCTAAGCTATCGTCAACATCTGGGTTGAACCCAAACTTGAAAATAGCGTAATGCCATCCAATTTGACCTCGCTTTACCTGTAGTTCAAAAGGTTCTGTAGTCCCTACGCGGCTGATTGATGAGATTTCTCTGGTCATAATTTAGTCCCATGTCCGTGTGTTGGCGGGCACCCGCTTCGGTATGCAATAAGCCGTTATGTTTTCTTGCATCTGGTAGTTTCGATTGATCTGGGTCTTGCCGGTGCTTACATAATAAGCAAACGTATTACACCGCGTAATATCACGAAAGTAGAACTGGTCAGGAATTGGCTCACCGTTTACAACCACAACAAGCAGGAAAGCCATCATCACCTAGTCAACCAAGTTAATAAAACAGCCAAGGTCAAGGGGAGAAGAATAAGCAGAACCAGTAAAACCGCCCCTATCTCTCTGACATCCTTCCAGAACTTTTTCTTGGCAGCGGCTTTTCTTGCTAGTTCTTGTTGTTTAGCTTTTCGAGCTTCAGCCATAGCGGTCATCGCTTCTTGGTACAGATCCCCGTTCCCAGAGACGGTGAACATATCCTTGATCTCACGCATGGTCTCTTGGATCTGTTTCTTTGCTAAAGCGGCTTTTACAGCATCAGCCTCTGACAGCTTACCTTCATTCTGGGCACGTTGAAGCTCAACTTCGGCACCGCCAAGAGTCGATAAGAAACTGGAAATACTGGAGATGTCGTTGGTGGTCTCAGCGACCTGTTTTATCGCACTGGTA